GCGCCTTGTGTGTCGTCCAAGCGTACGGCTACTGTAAATCCCCCGCCTTCTACGCTCTGTCGTACGAGCGGTGTGCCTGATGATCCGTACACTGCGGTGCCGTATGTCGATGCTGTCAAACCGTAGATGGCGATTGCCGATCCGCTGGTCAGATCGTACTCTGCGGGTTGTGGTACGTCTGCAGAGCTAAAGTCGTAACGAATACGAAACTTGGAGTTCACCGCACTTTCGTTTTCGTAGTTCCAGATGATACGCTGCATCAGCTTGCGGATGCCAGCATCACCCATCGTGTAATCCGGTGAACGATAGATAGCGTTTATGTTTGTGCCATCGAACGTGTTGCCAGACTCCTGCTTGTATATGTATCCGTCGTGTCCGCCGTGAAGGATTGTCTCGGTGCCGCTGATGAAGCCGGATGCACAACAGGCGGGTTTGATACCCTTGATGTCAGCATACTCCCAGCCTATGCCGCCTTCAGTGCCAGCCTTGATCACTCCGATGAGTCCGGGCTGCGTGGATTCAGCGCCCGTGTCCGACGGGAAGAACAAGCGGTACTGTGTTTTACCTCTGATGACCAGCGACGAAATACGATCCGTAGTGACGTTGTCCAAGCGTGGCTGTACCTGCTTCGATACAGTGCCGAGTTCAACGTCGCCAATCTTTTCCGTACCGGCAACCGTACGCAAACCGTCTGGTGCAAGAAAGACGATGTCACCCGATATCTCTTGGATGCTGAAGCCGTCTACACAACCGATCTTACGTGTGACTGGTACGACTGCAAAGTCAGACAGACTCGAACCCGTGATCTTAAAGATAGAGTCTTCGCAAAAAACAAAGAGGCTTTCACGGAAGACCTTGATACCCTTGATGATGCCGTCAACCTTGATTGATCCTGCACCGCTACCCGAAGTGAAGTCATCTTCGTCAAATGGTACACTGAAGATAAGTTCTTGCGGACTTGCAGACATGCCTGCGTAAAACACGTGGCTTCGGAACACCTCTACGAACTTTGCGTCTGCGGGTCTACCGCTGGCACTTACGTCTGTGATACTGCTATTGTCAAAGACAGATGCAAGATTCGCACCGTCTACAAAAACAACTTTGTCCGTGCCATTGAAGTTGAAGTTGACGAAGTTATATCGTCCAGCACTCGTACGCCCCGTGTCTATTTCCGTCCACGATCCGGTTGCGCCGCCCTTGAATACCTTTGTGCCCCGTGCAGCAATGACCTGATCTTTGTAGATGTGTACGCCAAGAACTTTTTCAGTAGATGCGCTGGTCTGCGGTACAATGTTTGAGTTGAACTTTGCGAATCCGTTGAGGCGACGGTAGCCGCCGTTGATATCCGGTTCAAAGTTTTGCAACTGGGTTGCCGCTCCCGGTGGGAGAGTGAAGGCATCCTTGTCGAGCATCAAGCCGCCGCCTAGCTTCACAACAAACGGACTGAGAAGTGAAGTATCTGGCATTAGACAGCCCTCATGTAGTCCTTACGGTTGATTAGTTCCACACGCAAGCGAAGCAATCCTTCCTTGTAGTCTCGGTCAGCAAGCTGCGCGAATTGAATATCAGAGCGAAGCATGTGAGTGTAGTAACGAGCGCGGTTGACTATCACATCGTGAAAGCGTTCAGGTATGACAGATACGTCAGTGTTGTTGACCAAATCTGATGTGGTCTGATAATAGTAATACCTGACTGTATACGTTGATACATCAGGCACCGGAGACAGACCAATCTTTTGATCAGGCGTCTTGTAGACAAACTCGGGCAACGCACGAGACCCCGTGTCGGGATTGGTGTCTGCCTCGTTGCGCCGCTCCAGATACTCGTTGAATGACAGGTACTTCAGTTGTTTTTCCGCCGTGGATGCGGACTCTTGTACAGTAAAACTATCATAGTCAACAGTTTTTGCATCTGACTCTCTGGAATACTCTCCTGTGCCCGCAGTAGTCGTAAAAGACTGACTAACAACAGTAAACGGCCACTCAACTTCGGAGTTGATAATGTCTCGCTGTGACTTGTTGATGAAGTCTTTGACTGACGTTTGGATACCGCGTGTCGAAGAAACTGTGGTAATTTCCACTTCATTGATCTCTCGTAACACAGCATTGATAAGTTCTAGAAA